ATTGCTCCTGCTCCTTGAATTAAAGTATTCAGAGAGCTATGAGGTGATCTGGTGTAGTGGTATCTTCCATCTAAGCCTCTAATCTTACCTTTTATTGAGGCTTCTTGTACCTGATTGCGGAGCAACTTCAGTGTAGGTAAGTTAGATAAGTAAGTATCTATAAGTTTCTTGCCTGTACTAGCACTTCCTCCCACTATAGCACCTATCTTGGCTGGCCCTGCTCCATAGAGTAGAGCATAGATAAACGTCTTTGCACTAGCTCGATCAGGTAAGCCAGCCATCTTTTGATTTGCTGTGTGTATATCTCCTCCAAGAATTTCTTGGATAAAGGAGTCGCTGTTCATGTAGTGAGCTAAAGCTCTGAGTTCTAAGCCTGAAGCATCAGTTCCTACAAGGGTATGTGTGTCTTTGTTAGAGACAGTCCAACAGTTTCTACATTCTTCACCATAGGGTGAGTAAGAGGCTGGAACCTGTGCCATATTAGGAGCATAGTGTGCCATCCTCCCTGTCACAGTCTTTAAAGTTAAGACTCTGCCATGTACTCTACCATCGTCTCCTGCTGCCTCTACCCAAGATTTAATCTGACTTGCTCTTTTTTGGAGAAGAAGATATCTCGTAATAGCTTTAGCTTCAGGCATATCAATCTTAGCTAGAACAGATTCATCAACAATGATATTTCCTTTTGGTGTTCTTTGTTTTGGTTCCCATCCTTTATTTATTAATCGTTCAGCAATTTGTTTTCTTGAAGCAGGATTAAATATCTCTACATGATCAGGTAATCTTTTTCCAGATCTTTTATGATGTCTTATAGTTACTATAGGCTCAAAAATTTCTTGAAGATCTTTCTCAATCTGTTCTGATTCATCTTCAAACTTACCTTGTAGTGTCATGGCATAAGGAAGATCCAAAGCAAATCCATTTCTTTCTTGTGTATCAATAGCTGCTCTGATAGCGTGTTCTAATTTTACAGAGCGAGAAGAAAAGTTTCTTCCTTCAGATTTTAATTCATTATATAATTTATATGTTATGTTTATATCTTGTTTACAATATTCCAACATCTCTTCTGTAAAGGAAGAGAAGCTGTCTATCTCTTGTTTAGGCAAAGAAAGTTTATTGCCCCACTCTTTCAGAGAATGTCCTCCTTCTCTCATAGGATTGTAGAGTTGAGATAATATTAAAGTGTCTACAACAGAATTTAAATTTATTGTTTCTCCAATAAGTTTATTAATAATTGGAGCGTCAAAGGATATCCCATTGTGCATTATAAAATTATCTACTTGTGTAGCCCACACAGGAAAGGCTGTGTAACATTCTCTTTGTTTAAATATATATCCTTTTCCTGTATCTACATCAGCAGCAACAATGCAATGTATAGTGGTCGCATCCTTGATCAATCCATCTGTTTCAACATCAACTACGCACCTCATTATTCTCTCCTTCAACTTCAAAAGGATTTGATATCTCAGACATTCTACCAGTTTCCTTATCGTAAAACAAGTATGTTGCTATACCTGTCTCACCAGTGTATCTATTTTTCAAGATCCTTACAGTTGTTGTGTTAGCTTCAGTAGGATCTTGTGATTGCTGGTTGCGTTCCAAAGCTATTACAGCATCAGACAGTTGTCCTATACTTTGTGATCCTCTTAGGTGTGCTAAAGATACTTCCCTTCCTTCTTCATGTCCTCTGTCGGAAGATGTCCTTCTAAGGTGAGACACAACCAGTAGAGAAACATTACATTCCTCAACTATCTTTCTTAGATTAGACATAAGATTATCTATGTTACGCCTCTCATCACCTTCTTGTTGTCCAGAAATCACCATTGAAAGATGGTCAAGAACAATCCATTTACAATCAAGTGCGTTGGACATGAACCTTACAAGCCCAAGAATATCTTCGTTAGACATAGATCCAAAGTGATCAAAAGCTACAAATCTATTCGTACCAATTGTATTATCTTCCCATTCCTTTAACTGTTCTAAAGAAAAGGTATCTCTAATTTCCTTAATATATAATCTTTGATTGGCTTCAACAGACATGATGTTGAAGGCTGTGTTCTTTATGCTTTCTTCTAAAGCAAATACTCCTATGTTATCTGTAGTATTTTTCATAATGTGGTGCATCAATTCTCTGATTACACTGCTCTTACCCATGCCTGTTCCACTTGTAAAGGTAACAAGCTCTCCAGTTCTAATACCATAGATCTTTTCATTAAGTCCAGACCAAGGATAACTTACAGTCTCACAATAATCTTCTTCATATAAAGAAGAACCAAGAGTTCCTAAATTAACAAGCCCTGCAGGAGTATAAGGGGTAGAGTTCCACCAAAGCTGTATGAACTCTTCTCTTTGTCCAGCTTTCAGATAGTCACTTGCATCTTTAAAAGATTTAAGATTTACTATCTTACATTTATGTGGTTCAAATATTGCAGCAACTTTGTTGGCTGCGTTTCTTCCTGTAGTGTCGTTATCAAAACAGAGAACAATAGTGTTAAAAGAATTTAGATATTTAAAATTCTTTTTACAATCTGTTAGGGCTGAAGAAGAAGATTTAACAGAGACACAAGGCCACTTGCTTCCAAACATCTGGTAAGCTGCCATTGCATCCAGTTCACCTTCTGTTACAGTTATATATTTTCCTACTGGATCAAAATTGTTTTGACCAAACAGGGTGCCGTCACTGATGTTACCTTCTGATCTAAATTCTTTTGTAGCTACTACCCTAGTCTTATTACCAATGTGCTTTCTATCAGAATTATAATAAGGATAGATGTGCTTAGTAATAGCTTCATTATTTTTCTCAACGGTAACTCCATAAGTTTTACAAGTAGCTACATTTAGTTTTCTATCAGGAATTGAAGCTAAAATTCCTTTTGATATGCCTGAAGCTAAAATTCCTTTTGATAGAATGTTTGTGTAGACTCCTTGGATTAGTGACTTCTGTGTATGTTCTTCTGGCATCTCATCTCCTTCTGTCTTAGAAATAAAAGATTCACAAACAAAACAATACTGGTGTCCATCATCGTACAAACTGTTGCCATCACTTGACCCACAGTTTTCACAGGGTATGTGTGTAAGAAATTTACTTTCCATTATCCCTCTTCACTCATCTTAATTAATGAGTAGGTTAAGTCTGGGTTAAAGTTAAGATGTTGTACGAGTTCCTTTCTATTATCTAAAAATTCTTTAGCTTCTTTATGTGTGTTGAACAACCAAAACATATGTCCATATTTCTTTACTGCTTTAGAATTAATCAATTTAATTTTCCACCTATTCACTGGTCAAAGCACTCCATGAAATTGGAAAAGTTTTTAAACATTCAATACCTATACAGTTAACTACATCTTGAGTTTCTTTCTGTGCATCTTCTGTATTTCTTAGTGCGTATACCCTACTGAAAGCGTGTAGAGAACCTGACCAGATCCATTGAGTGTTTGTACCTAATGGAAGGACAGCCCTTGCTTGTTCTGGACACACACCATCTTTAATTAAAAAGTTATATGTATCTACTGCGTGTCTTACAGAATCATTATAAGCATAAATTAAATGCACATTAGGTAACATGGTTGAACATGATCCTTGTTTTTTATTCTCAGCTTTTTTTCTAAAAGCTTTTACAGGCCAGACTGATGGTTGCCAGACTGATGGTTCATAATCTACATACCTTCTGCTTATTTCATTCCATGTTAATCCTACTTGATGTTTAGCTAGTTGTCTAGCTACAAAGATGGGAGCTTCAATTCTAAAGGATAAAAAACAATGAGCAAAAGGTGTCCAATGTTTATGAGTAGCTAAATATTTTATTAGCTTTTTATCTCCTTCTACTAATTCTTTACTTTCTTTATTAAAAGATACTCTGGCAGCGTTCACTACAGATAAATCATTTCCCATCTTATTAAGTAATGTTACAAAGCCTTCCATTATTCATCACCCCATTGGGCTGCTTGAATGTTATCTATAAAAGATAATTTATCTTCCATAATTTCATTAGTTTCTTGGCTAGCTAATCTCTTTGCTTGTTTAGATGTATAACCATCTTGAAGATATTCTTTGACCAGTTGTCTAAAAATAGTTTTTCTATCTTTATCCCAAAGGTTCTTAACCATTTTATCTTAACTCCTATGTTTCTTAGCTAAAGATGGGAAAGAACATCCAGTGCTCAACAACTTACCACAGTTGGGGTTCCAGCAAGATGTTCCTCCCATCGTCTTTATTAACTAGGCTGCTTCTAAGAAATCTTCCCAAACTTTAGAGGACAACCACTTACCAACTTTTTCTTGGCGCTTCAAGAGTGTATTCTCATTTCCAACTTTTGTCAAAGGAAACTTACTTGAATCATGTGAGGAATAGGCTGTCAGTGCAGAAGAGACAGCAAATATATTATCTCCTCTAATTTCTCTCTCTATCATGAACTGATTAAACAACCTATCACTTAATGTGTTAGACTTTTTCGGATCATCAGGAGTATCAGTAAGTTTTCTAAATAACTTCTTGACTTTCTCTGTAGTCCTTTCTTTCAGTTGGGTGTCTGCCCATACCTGATATTTTTCTACTTGTTCTTTATGCTTTTCTAAAGAACTATCAAAGATATTCATGAATCCTTCTACATTAAAATTCTTGGTGTGTCTCTTTTTGGTTACATCATAAGACCCTGAAATCATACCATTGGTACAGAACACATCAAAGTCTCCACTGTAAAGTACAACTGCACCACTCCCATTAAAAGTATTCTTTGCTATATAACGCAGTTGAAAGGAAGTCTTATGTCCTGTTTTTGTTTCAATTGCTTCGACAAGATTTGGAAAGACATATTCTGCCCAACAGATTGCTCCATTATGTAAGATGGTATCCTTAATTTTTATACTTGATACTGTTTCGGGATCAAAATATTTAACCATCTGTTCTTGTAAAGGCAAGAGAATTTCCTTATTCTCTACCACCCTATACTTTTTATTTACAACAGAGAGATAACTTTCTGCGTGTTTACAATCCCTTATGTTACCATTAGTATAAAAGATTTTATCCCAGTTCCTTTTATTTTCATCAGTCCTTGTAAGCATTTTCTTATCTGGTGCATTTAGTGTTGTTGCTGATCCGTGAACATCTTGTTCAAGTACCTTAAAAAAGATTGCACGATCTGTACTATCTAGCATAATTTTCCATCCTTTAGTTGACCACAATTTTCTTGTGATAAGTTTCATCTTCTTCTAAAATTTCCTTAATATCATTTAGTTCTGAATGAATATGCCTCCATTTCAGTTCTTGTTGCGGGGTTGTGAAAGGTATGTCCTCAATACTTTTTACAATTGCTTCTAATCTAAATGCAATTTCTTCTGATTTCTGAATCTTCATTAGCTTTTAACCACTTCTTCTGGATATCTTTCTTTAAGTTCTGTATGTACCCACTCAGACAAATCTCCTAGCCATCCAGCTAATTTAGCTGTCTCTTCTTTGTTTGTATTTTTATGGTTTAGAAAATTAAATATTAAATCTTCTAAACATTCAAGCTCACCAGAATAACTTTTTACTTCTCCTAACTTCCATTGCTCTGGTCTAATAAATCTCCTAGACCCATTCCAAATATGGATATAAACACCATCGTTTAGAAGTTGTAATTCTAAATGAATTTTATCAGACATTTACTTTCCTTTTCCTTTTACCTTCCTTTTTCCTGTTAGGCTTGATACTTTCTATCACCCAGACATAGTGATCAAAGAACCAATTATACTTATTAGTCAAAGGATTAAACTGTGTTAGTGATGCTTTAGTTAAAGCTGATAGAGGTTTCTCTACCCACTTAATTAGCTTATCATCATAGTCTCTGACAACAACTTCTGTCCTGGGCGGTGCCATAGGTTTAATGATAATCATCTACTTCTTCCCTTGTTTCATCTATAAATTGATTAAGATCAGATAGGAAAGTATTTATTTCTGTTAAAGAAATATCTTCAACCCTACTGATCCCAGCTACTGTACAGATATAAGCTCTTATAATATCATCTATACTTTTATATGATTTGAATTTAGGCATCAGTCAAAAGCATCTGGTGGTAAATCCTTATTTATGATCTCTGCGTATTTCTCAAATCTTTTGAGAGCTAACTTTTCTGAAACTCTTTTTATAGCACCAGGAGACAGCCCTGAATCAGCTAGTTCAGCCTCTGCTTCTTCTTTTAGAGTTTCTAAAAGTGTTTCATTTCTCATGTCGCTCATACCGTACCTCATTAAGTGAAAGAGTAGTGTTCTATATAAAAAGAATCCCTTTTTAGTTGTCATTGACGTACTATATATCCTATAAGGACTAACAAGTCAAGAAGAATAAAACCATATAGAAGTTTTAGTAAAAACTTATTACGCTTTTTTCTTCTTAATTGTTTCCTTATGTCTTTTGCAGATACTTTTCTTTCCGCTATAATTATCATGGGTCTACCTTCCCGTTATCGATCATTCTTTAAGCCTATTATGACAGAACCAGAATTTTTCTATATCCTTTTTATCTTCTGGGTCTAATCCAAGAGATAACATATGTTGTCTCACCATAGCATCTAATATAGGTTTAGTCTTTTCTACCATAGGTTTAACTGTCCTTTCTTTAGCCTCTTGTAAGGAGCTTTTCTGCCACGCCTAGATGGTACTAAACGTGGCGTAAAGAAGCGGAGACACTCAGCATATAGATTACGCATCTTTTTCTGCTTCTTTTTCTTCATAAGTTCTTTCCCTTGTAACAAGTTCAAATACTTGGTCTAGCTTATGGAACGCTGTAAAGGTAAAACCAGTCCCATCTTCTTCATCCTTAAAACAGAACTTTGTTGTGGCAAAGTCCTCATAGTTTGTCCTCTTTGTTTCTACAGCAACATTATGAAGTGACAGTTCCAACATAGTTCATTCTCCTTGTATATTATACCAAAGTTAGTCTCTTTCCGCAACAAATTCCTCTTGAAAATTTTCTATAGCTTGCCTTTCTATTTCCACAATTACATTAGTAGCATCTCCTGTATCCTCATCTATTAAAACTAGGTTATCTGGTACTACAAATTCCATGAGTTGATAGCCTTTTATAAACAGTTCAGCCTCTACAAAACGAGCCGAGGTAGCCTCTATATCTTTACCATATTTAGTATAAAAGATATCTACATGACACTCTAGGGTGTTATCACCTAAACTAAACTTAAAAGTCCAGGGTGTATTATAGTCCATTTTGTTTCTCCGTTAACAAGTCAGGATGATATATAACTAGGTATCCTCTAGTTCCAACTAAAGCTGTAAAAAGAGACTTACCATTTTTCTTAGCTACATCCCCAGTCTCTGGATCAATAATTTTATATCTACCACCACGGTTTTCTACAGTATAGCCAGCCTTCCTCAAGTCTTTTATAGTACTTTGTGTCTGAGATTTTGTCCACATTCTTGTTACCATTTTATTTTCCTTTATAGTTAATCTATTACGAAACCTGTTTGGTCTTTCTTTGCTAATCCTTTAGCATATAGAGCAACCACTACATTGGTAGGATCAAGGAACCGTAAATCATTATTATCACCACTAATAACTTTTCTTCCTAAGAAAGTGGAAGGAATGTTATTCTTATCCCTAAACACAACAGCGATATTTGCTTTGTATTTTGTGCCATACTCTATTATTTTATCTTTGTAAATTGGATTAGCTTCAGAGTAAGACAGGGTAAGGTGATAATTTTCTGGTAGTTGTTTTGCTACCCTATTGTATACCTTTGTATAGTCATAGAACTGGATCAATGGGTAGTCTTTAATAATCTTAATCCACCATTTATCACTAGTGCCATTAAGCCTAACTACAGGCTGTATATTTTTCTTTAGACAATAAGCCTGGAATCTATCTAAATCCTGTCTTAAAATCCTTTCAAATTCTTCAGGATCATCTCGCAATAACACTGTTTTTCTAATTCTTGCAGCTTGTACGCTACTCATTCTACCTCTACCAGCAGTATATAAACAAGCCAGCATACACATAGCAATTTTAGCCATAGCACATAAGCCTTTTAAGACTTGATCCCCACTGGCTAAGTATAGGATGGCTGTAAGGTATTCGCTACCGTCACCCTTCTTTGTCTTTGCATTAGTTCCTATACCTAACAGTTTCAATTTAATCATAACTTCACCCTTATTAGTGGACTACAAAACCCTGCTTATTACGCCTAGCTAACTCTTGTTCAGCTAATTCTAGGCGCTGATCTTCTGCTGGTGTATTAAACCAAATAAGCATAGATAAAGCCTTGACCATGTTCTCTAATACCCATGTTGGATGTTTATTTAAGTTCTTCATTTTATTTTTTTTTCCTTCTGGCTTGTGCCATTGCGTCCTTATATGAACCCGTGAAATAATCTAGCACTTGGTATAGGGGGGAGCCCCAAATATCCCCATCATAGTTACGCCAAACTTTTAAGCGTCCATCGTTAAATTTTATTATAACCCATTCCTTGAGTTGATCCGTCATAGACATACCGCTGTACTCCGCTGTTAATTCCATAACCCATATAAGTCTCTCTAGAGTTCGTTAGAACTCACTCTAGAGAGACTATATGGATCTTTTTATAGTGTTCTACCCTGAGTTTGGATTGTGAAACCAGCATCTTTAATAATGAGTTGAGCATCCAGAGTGATAGTTTTAGTTCCTGCTAGGTTTGCAAAGAGTTTTGCTTGGCTACAGACAGGATATATCTTATCTTCACCGAAAATATTTCTTTCTTTTACAAATATAGTGTCGCCCCATTCAGTACACTTTGTCATTTATTTTGCTCCATTGCTGCTATTTCATCTGCTTTTTCAAGTAATAATTTTAATGCTTCATCTAAATTTTCTGGATATTCTCCATCTCTTTTTTCCATCCAAACTGGTTTCCTATAAAGCCAACCCTTTGCGTGATTAAGACTATAACATTCTGCACTATTAATAGGAAGCCAATTCAAAACACGATATGACATTCCTCGTGGTAAACCTTTAACTATCCATTCAATTGCTTCTTCTTCTTTTGTACCACGAGAAATATGTATACCTTTACTTGTTTCTATTGCTGAGAGCGGGTATATCTTACGCATTTTATTTACCTTTGCTCTAGTTAAAAGCTATACTTTCTATGAGAGAGAGGATATATATCCCATACAATAAGACCGTGCTCTATACCGCTGACTAGTACAGAAGTTAGTTTCGTCTAGTAGCATTACAATGCTCTATACCGCTAACTAGTACAGAAGTTAGTTTCGTCCAGTAGCATCCCATCTTATATGTATCTTATGTAACGTATCACATAAGCTCTCCCATAGAAAATATAGCTTCTCTTAGATGAGGCCAGGAATAAAATATAGTTTACTTTTTTATTCCTACTTAGTCTTAGTATAGGTATTACTTCGCACACTAAGAAACCTCTTAATCTCTAATTTCAGTTTCCTTTCCTTTAGTTAAGTGGGCCATCAAAGAAAAGATTGGAATAACCAATCTTCCTTAACATTTCTATAGCCTGTTCTCTTGTGACATTATGACGCTCCATAACAAATTCTATTTGATCATTACCAGGACAGGTAACTTCTTCAGTAAGTATTGCCATTTCAGTTTCCTTCCATACCACAGATATCTTGGATAATGTAACGTCTAGCTACTAGCAAATCCTCTAAACTATAACCTAGCTTTGCTAGAGTTGCTAAGACTTTATTCATTGACCATCCTTTTCTAGAACCTCCACATCTTGCTGCTTTAGGTGAAATATAACGCTTTCCTTTAGCGAGTTCCTCGTGAATATCT